GGCCGCAGGCAATTCAGGCCATTTTAGATTATGAGAACATCCGCCCTGATAAGGGGCATCCTTTCCTATTTAATCCCAGGGCCACCCGCTCCTGGCGGTATTTTAACAATCAAAAGCCACCGCAGCAGCGAAAAGCAACAGGGGCCAGCCTCAAAATCTTACGCCGCCTGAAAAAAGGCCCAGCCACCAGCCTGGATTTAAAGAAGATTAGGCCTCATTACCGCAACCAGCTCCAGCGCTTAAAAAACCTGGGCTACGAGATCGATGTAGCCGTGGCGGTTAATCACCGCCATCCCACTATTTTTACGCTAATAGCCCAGCCGCAGCGGCAGCCGCCGCAGCTAAAAACCTGGCAACACTACTACCAGCAGCAAACCGGGGCGGGGGCCAATATGGTTTTTTCAACCAAGAGCTACTGCGACGCGGTGCAGCGCGTGCAGCGCAGGATCGGTTCTAGCCACTGGACGCCGCACCAGCTCAGGCACCTGCACAACGAGCGCTTAGTAGAGAGCCAGTATGGTGATAGCGGCGCGGCGGCCGTCTTAGGTCATAACACCCTGGAAATGACGCGCAACTATTCCAAGAGCCAGGATGAACGTCTTGCAGCCCAGGTGCAGCGGCTACTAGGATAGGCAGATCAACGCGCCACAAAACACCACCGCCCCCAGCTGCTGCCGCTGCGGATCCAGTAGCCTGGCCGCCATGTGGTACTGGATCGAGGCTAACAATAACCGCCGGCTACGGGTGCCGCTTGTCTGCTCTCTCTGTAAGCATTGGAACTGGTGGGTATTCTCACCACTAGAGCCAGCGCAGCAAAGCGCGGATAATTACCCAATGCATCACGATACCGCTGGTAATAAAAACGCCAACAGCCGTGCAGCCAAAGACAATCAGCCACCGCCAACAGAAATCAGTTAGTTTATCTTTCATCTTTTGAAAATCCTTCTTCGTGCAAGGGGTTTTTCTTTGCGGTCTTCTACTTCTGGATCATAGAGGGAGTAGGTTTCCAGGTAGCTAGGGCTGGTGATGCGGTACAGGTCCCAAGTGCGGTCGATCCACTCTACGCGCCACATCCGCCCCGCGTGATCGTAGCGGGGCATTTGCGCATCCTTCAGATAGCGCCAGTCTCTTACATGGAACTCACCATCTCCTGCCAACTGCCAGAAGATAAGCTGCGAGAGATGGACTGTTACCAGGCGGCTACCGTCAGCGTGATCGGTAACGCTGCACACGTGGTTTAGCTCAATCACGCTCACGCGGTGCTCGGTCACTAGCTCCGGCACATTCGAGCAAAAGATAAAAGCCAACAGGGCAAACATAGAATAGGAGCCAGTTTAAAAAACGTACTAAGCTCCCGCCTCTTATTCTACCGGATCGGTGGCGCGATTGGAGATAGCTTTTTCAACTGTCTGGCCCAGGCTCTCGATTAAGTGCGTTTGCTGCGAGAGGCTTTTTGTTTGGTGCTCCTGGTGCTCCATCGTATGCCGAACAAATTCTAAATGCTCATTAACCACTTTATGCCCCAGGGGCGCAAAGTAGCGGCAGGCGCGCCATAGAAACAAGAGCAGAATCAACACCACCGCAGCCGGAAAACCTACTGCGTTAATCACCTCGATTACGTTTTGCACGGAATAACCCTTTTCTGTTTTTTTCTGTTTTAAGGTGCCGGCCGCGCGGCGGGCAGCAGGGAGCGGAAAGTACCACACCACCGCCGGCCGGCTGAGGGCGCGCGGGAGGAGTCACGCGCCGTTGGCCGCTATTGTCAATTGTCGCAAAAATAAAGCACTCTGCTACAGCAATCGCTGGCGCGGGATCCGGGGCAGCAGCGCAGCCGCTGACAAGTAGCACTAGTAGCAGCATTTTTTTCATTACCAGCCGATCCCTTCAAAATTATAGCGCTCTTGAAAACCGTGATAATCAGCCAGCGCGTAGCAGTCGCGGCTGCCAATGGCTGCCTGCATATCATGCCAGCGGATAAAGTATGCCCCATGCGGCATATCCGAAAGCTCACCTACCGGCCCCACTGGCCAGCCGTTGCCCCAGCTGTTCTGGATTAAAAAGCCGCGCTTCACCCGCCGCCCCTGCTTTATCGAAACGTAGCCCAGCCCCGCTGCCTGGGCATGGCTCCACGGGGGCCGCGCCCGCCGGCAAAAGCCATCCTCGTCGCGCCTATCTTGCCAGGCCAGGTTGCAGCAGATAATAAAGCCGTAGCCGTTTTGCGTTAGTGCCACCGCCTGCTCGGCGCTTTCAACTCTCACGGTTGTTAGAAACGGGTGTTTCCTGGCCTGCTCCAAGACTGGCTCTGGTACGCCGCGGCTGGCCCAACTGCGGCAGCGGCTTATGGAATACTCGCTGAGGTCATAACGGCCGTATTTTTGCTGATGCACTGCGCCATATTCCCGCAGCGCCTTAGCCACCGCCCCGCCGTAGCTCCCCTGCCAGCGGCCTAGCTGGTTGCTGACGGTTCTGCTGGCAGCGTAGACGTAATCGGGCGACGTTAGGATAGGCTCGCCGCTAGAGTCAGTGGGCCAGCGCTCATTCTCTTGACGGTTGATAATATCACAGGCGGCCGTAATATCGGCCGCTCGGCTGCCGGCAAAACCGGTGCAAGAGCCGTAGTTGCCCTGGGCGAGTGCTTGCAGCCGGCCCGCCTTTACGTGGCTCGTTCCTTTGAGTAGCTCAGTAAGCGCCCGAAACGGGTAAACGCTTCTGTCTAAATCGTAGGGAAGATCCGCCAGCTGGGTTTTATACTTGCGCGGGATGGTAGAAGCATATAGCTCAGTTTGCTCTGGCTGCGGGAGCCACCCTTGCGCCCCGCTCATTTAAAGCGCCTCAGCGAAGTCTAAAAAGATAGCGGCCATCTCTTGCCGCAGCTGGGCCGTCAGCGGCGCGGCAGCGGCATCCTTGCCACCGCCGGCCGCCTGGGCTAGTTCCGCTCCCAGCTCTTTAAATTCATCAGCAAAGGCTGCCTTGTAGCTTACCCCGAGCGCGCTCCGCTTGCCAAAGTCATCGAACACCCGGCCCACGTCGCCCGCGGTCGTGAGCCGTGGCCGCTGCCGCTTGCCGTCTTCAGTAAGGTTATAAGCAAAGGCTTCGCAGATTTGAGCCAGTACCTGGCGACTAGGCTCGCTAGTGCGTTTGCCAACTCCCGCCAGCACCAGCGCTATTAGGGCAAAGGCTAAGAGATGTTTATTTTTCATGGGATCAGGCTTGTTAAGGCTCCGCCCTTTATGAGTAGATACAACAGGCCACCGCCTAACATGAGCCACTTAATCAGGCCAGCGCTATTTTTAACCAGGTCGTTTAGCGGCCGGGGCTTTTGTAGTTTCCACTGGCGGCGCAGCTCTAGCCGTTCGCGTTTGCGCTCGTGGCGCTGGTCGTTGTTGCGGATCATGCTTTTTTCGGGGAGTCTTTCACCACCGCTCCCATGGAGCCAATAAGCTGGTCCGCCTGCATGTTATCGCCGCAGCTGCGGCAGTGCTCCGATAGCTCGATTAGTGCGCGGGCGCGGTCGGCTCTTTTGTTTTTTAAATCCACGGGGGCGGGCGTGTTTAAAAGCTGCTGCAAGATGTTTACTAAGATGTTAGATAACTGGCCGTCTTTGTTGTTCCTGACCAGAAGCAGAATCACAATTGCTGCGGCAAGATAAAGCCAGGGGTTGCCCCCTTCTAGGATACGAGAAAGGTCAAAATCCATTTTTAAAACTCCTCCTTATGCGTAGTTGCTGTTATCGATGCGTTCTATAAAGCTAAGAGTCATCGTCGCCTGGTGCTCTATATCGTGCGTATGAGGGTCGCCTGGCACAGTATGCGTATGGGCGTCAGCGGTGCCGGTAACGCTAACAGTCACTTCGTGCTGGTGGCCGGGATCCGTGAGAGAATGCGTGTGGTCAAAGCCGTCGTCAGTCACCTCTGTAACAACATCGGTCATATCGGGGCCGGCGCTGTCATGGTTCAAAGATTCAGAAGTGGCGGTAATGGTGCCAGCGCTTTCTGAATCGGTGCTTTCGATGCCAGTTTCTACGGTGCTAGTGTTGGCGCTCGCGCCGCTAATACTCACCGCCGCAGCTACGCTGCTAGTAGTTACCGTGTCGGGGGTTGTGCTGCTAGTCGTGGCTGAGGGGCTGACTGTGCCGGCTGCCGTGCCTGGGGTGCCGGCTAAAGGTACGCGGCCGGCCATATTAATAGATGTGCCGCTGGCCGTCTTGGTGTCATCCTGCGCCCCGTCCATTGCTGCCCAGCCCTGGGCAGCGGTTGGCGCGTTGCCGGTAATCATGCGCACCGTGCCGATTGGCGCGTCTGATACGTCACTGACTGCCGCGTAGCTGGTGGCGCTGTCGCTCTGGTCGGTAATCTCTACCGCAGCAAAGACCTGGCCGGTAATTACGTTGGGATCGGTGTTTTCTGGTACTGGTAAATAAACGTCAAACTCTGCGCCGGTTTCTCCGGTCCCGTCTCGGTCGCACTTCTTAACGCCTACCCAGCCCATACCGCCGCCGGCACTAGGATAATTCACCCCGTGTTGCCAGTATTCCTGGGCCTTCACGTAAACGACGTCTGCGGTGCCACCACCGCCGCCGCCACCGGCTGCCGGCTTACGTGCTACCCAGCGGCTACTTTTATAGTCGCGCTCTAGCGGGAAATAGTCGCCACTGGAAATATCTTCTTCGCCAATATTAAAAACCGTGTGACTTCTCGCGGTATCGGTTAGCACCCCGGCCCCGCTCAGCTCCTGCACCGTAAAGCTGCCACTGGATAAGTTTGCCCCGCTTCTGCCTGCCACCGCCTCAGTCGCTTTACCGATTAACAAATCATCGCGCATGGGAGTACGGCGGCTGGCTCGGATGATGCTAGGGGCCAGGGCTTGCAGCTGGGTGCGCAGCTGGTGGTGATCTTTTCTGAGCTGCTCTAAGGCGCTTTTTGTTAGCGTGTAACTGGTTGCCATTGCCGCTCGTTTTTTTAGAGTGCGCTAGTACTAATAGATATCGGCGCGTCTGCTTCGCTGATGGTCGACAGGGTAACTGCTGCCGGATCATAGGCGATACCGCCGCCTGGGTTCAGGTTAACCGTGGTAATGGTGCGGGCTGCGCCGCTTCTGGCCAGGTCAAGCTGCCCGCCGTTAATATTGGCAGTGCCGATTGTGCCGGTGCTGTTGGCGATTACAACGCCGCTTTCGATGTTTAGCGTGGTGATGGTCCCCTGTTCGCCGGTAGTCATGCTGGCCCCGTATAGGTTGGCGGTGGTCATGTTGGCCAGGATCGTGGAGCTACCGCCATAGCCGCTATAGGTGGTGAGGCTCGTCCCTTCACCAATCCGGCAATCACCGCCGCGCTGGCGGACGGTGGCTACCGTGGCGCTGGTCCCGTGCTCTGCTGCTACTGCTACGCTGCCCGCTTCCACTGATAGTGTGGTCAAGGCGCTGCCAATAAGATAAAGCCCATAAAGGCCGGTACCTGGGCTGCTGGCGGTCGCTACCACGCGCGGGGCTACGCTACTGGCGGCCAGGTCGATATAGCTAACGCCCCCGCCTGCATACTCAAAAAAAGAGCAGGTAAGTTTTAGGTTGCCAGTTTTGTCACCGATTTTTGCGTTGAATCCCTTTTCGATTACTACGTCTGCCAGGCTAGTTCCTGAAAAGTCATAGGCGGCAATTGCGTTAGAATAGTTAGCGACAAATCTAATTGAGTCGCTGGCACTCGGTACACTGCCGCCGCTCCAGTTGGCTGCTGTATTGAAAGCCGTATCAGTCGTTCCTAGCCAGGTTACGTCTGCCATTATATTAAAACTCCTATTTGATTTAATTTTAGGGGTGCCCAGTCAATTTCCTTGTAAACGCCGTAAACGAGGTATACCGGATCTTCTTTAATTTTTAGCGGCATTCCTTGCCCATCTAAATTCACCGGCTCGGTCAGTGTGAAACCCGTATCGGGGCTAACAATCGGCTGCATAGTCCCCATCCAATCAGGGATTGCCTCGGTGCTGCGGAAATCTTGCGCCAGCTGGTCAAACTCGCTCGTCATGCCGTAGCCCCGATCTAACACTTCTGCCCGCCATCCGAAGTGGCTATCGATGTGAAACTCGTAATTCACGCGCCAATAAATGACGCCTTCTTTAATCCTGCGAGTTGCGCCAATGGTTTGCATCTTGGCAGCAAAGGCTGGGACATCCAGGTTGAACCCTAGCGGGGTGAGTTTAAACGGCTTCAAGTTTACGGTGTCGTTGTATTCTAGAACGCGGTTGGCATTAAAGGCCATCTCGTTACGGCTGAGAGTCACTTGGATCCGCGAGTAGTCGATTTCCACCGGCGGATCATAGGCGGTCGAGCAGCTGTTAGTTACCGGCGACCCTGTGACCAGCTCTGCCCGCTTGCCAAGGCTTGAAGCGTTCGGCTGCACGCTTGGCCCGCTGGCCCATCCTCGTTTAACTAAAACTTGTTTTTCGCCCCCTTTAATCTGCCCCAGGTAGATTGCCCTGACTGCGGGCCGCGACATCTGCACCAAGCTGATCTGGACGTCAATCCCCTCTAGTTGCACATCCTCGGTTGGCTTCCCTTCTTCATCAAGGTTAGCATCCTCTGCCGGCTTATCTTCTTTATCGGTGGCGGGGCCATAGCTGGCGGTGGCTCTCCAGACGTTTTCTCCTAGCGGGGTAACGCTCACACTCTTACAAACGCTGAGCGGGTGATCATCACCGCCAGCGGTGTAGGCAGAACCCTTTAGAGGCAAGCCGCACTCCTCCAGAATAAAGCGCGGGCCGTTTTGCTTGTTATCGACGCGGACCACATACTGCACGCTAAACGTATCTACTTTTTGCTCCAGCGTCTTGGTGCCGCTCCAGCCGTCATGAATTACCGCGGTTTCTACGAGTGCCATTTATAGATTAGCCGCCTGAATTGGCGCTCCTTGCGTGTTGCGGTCGATGCTGGCCAGGATTACGTTGGTTTTTCTTTGTTCCTCTACGGCTTGCCGCTGCTTGTCTTTCATATCTTTCAGGTGCCGCTCGCTTTGCCGCTGGGCGCTAAAGGCGGCGCTAGTGCCGCGGCGGGCTGCTGCTATAGGCTTACGCGGGTTGGCCAGGCGGTCAGTCTGCTTGTTAGCCTCTTTTAGCTCATCAACACTTTTAGCAATGGCCTTGTTATAAACTCCCCAGCCGATGGCCCCTGCATTTACCAGGCGGTTTAGGTCTGCTACTTTTTCTTCAAATTTCTCCTGGGGTGTCATAAATTCGCGTGTAATAGCGTCCCCCTGTTTTTTGAGGGCGTCAGCTGCTTTGGCTTTTTCGTCTGCGATGGCTTTTTCTTTCGCCAGCTGATCTTCAAGCAAGGGTGCCATTTCCTTCTGCTTCTCGACTGCTTCTTTTATCGGTTTTTTCTTTCCGAAAATCATATTCCAGATTTTCTTTGGCCAGCTGAGCAGGCCTTTTGTGATCTTCACTACCCAGGTAAACACCTTTGCCAGCCCTTTAAGTACCGGGGCAATCGATATGGTGAACTGACGCCAGGCTCCCTTGATAGCGACTTTCGTATCGGTCCAAGCATCATTAGCGGCGGCAATAGCGTCTATGTCTGCGCGACTCATTACACCGTTGAGTTCGTCAAACTTTTTGCCCTGTTCCTCTATCGCTTCGCTGCCCTGGTCTAACATGTTGATCATATCTACGCCGGCCCTGCCAAATATCTGATAGGCTACGCGGGCTTTTTCGGCTGGGTTCTTAACCTTTTTGATTGCGTTAGCTAGTGTCAGCATTTGCTGGTCTGGGGATTGTTTCATTAACTCCGCAGCACTGAGGCCCATATCATCTAAGGCTAGCTTCGCGGTGCCAAGGCCGTGTGATGCCTCTGATACGCCGCGGGCCATCTTCTCTAATGATTTATCAAATGCCGCAGCTTCAACGCCTGCCAGGCTTGCCGCGTAGCGCAGCCGCTCCAGCTCCTGCACGCCCACCCCTAGCTTACTGGCGGTCTTTCCAAGTTTATCTAGTTCGGCCATCTGATCTTTAACAGCGCCAAACGCTTTGGCCAAGACGAGAGCAGCACCAGCCGCAGCGGCAAGGCCAATCATCATCGTCTTAGTGCTAAAACCCTTGGTCGACTTTTGTAGTTGGGCTGTGTCGCCTTTGGCGGTTTTCATGCCCTTGCTGAAAGGCTTGGTATTAGCGGTGATGGTTGCGGCCAAGGTGCCTAGATTTGCTGCCATGGTTTTCTACTTTCCAAACATCGCGGCCATTTGTTTTTCGCTGGCTGCCGCGTCAAATCGTTTCGGTTTCTTTTTTGTGCTGCTGAATTCTGGTACGTAATAGTCTAGCGGTACTATTTCACTTTCCTTGCTGGCTACCAGGTTTCTGACAATCGAACAAATAAAGCTGGTCTGCATCCAGGGATCCCCAAACGGTTCTAAGCGATAATAAGCAATCCATTCTGTAAACAGCTCCGCCGGTATTTCTTCAAGTAATTTATCTACATCCCAGGTGCCGACTAAAAGCGCTAGGCGGAAAGCGAAGCGTCTTTTTTCGTCGGCCTTGAGTTTTTTTCCAGTACCTCAATCTCGTCATCAGCAAAGCCGACGTGGGCCATTGCAACGTCAAACAGCTGGCTAGTAAGTGCTCCATCCAGCTGCCCCAGTTCCGATAAGTCGTCATCCGTTAAGAGCGGCTCTTTGCTCTTTTCGTCCACTAGTGTCGCCACTAGCAAACGCCTGCGGCTGTCGTCTTTCACATTACCGCTTTTATTTAGGACGGTTTTCTCGAAGCGGCTTTTTTCTGCTTCGGTTAATGACTGGAAACAAAAGGTAAGGCCTGCCACTTCTTTAGTAACAAACCGCCGCCGCGTACAGTTAAACAGTTTTTCCCGTGTTGCTAATGCCATCCTTCAAGCTCCCCCAAGTCGGGAGGCATTGAAACAGAAGAGGGCTTGCCGTATGCCTCCATAACGGCCGCCCTAACTTTCTCAATTACCGCGCTGCTATAACGCCTAACCATTGAAACTGGCTTGCCTGGCTGCGTGCCACAGTAGCCGGCGTGTTCACCATTTACACGGATCATGCGCTGGCTAGGTACCGCTGGCACGGGCTGCCCGTCTTTAATTATTCGCGCGGGGTGGTCTTCAAACGTGATCATTAAGTACCTGCCGTAAAAGCGTAGCCGGTCACGTTGCCCGTTCCTTTGATTGTAAATTCAACTAACATCACTTCGCCCATTTCAGCATCTGCGCTTTTTACGCTGGTAATTACGCCACCAAAAACAACCGTACCGCCACTACTGCCGCCTGGGGCTACTGGGTAAGTAATCGTGATTGTTTCGTCCAGGTCTGTACCGTGCGAGGTTGTGATGCTCGGCACTCCCGCGTCAGAATACGCGGTGACTGTGATTTCGCCGATCTCGGCTAGGTCATCACGTATATAACGCTTGTGGCCGGTGTCGCTCAGTTTCGTTACTTCAATAACGTCCCTAGTTACTTCCAGCCCCGATATAGAAACTATGTCGTAGCTGCCGGTGGTATCTTCCATTGTGAGGGTCGCGCCATTACCTGTATCTGCCATGGGTATATTCTCCTAGAAAGTTGGGATGGTTTCCTGTACTTGAATTCTAAACCTGAGAGCCGTTAAGTAGGTTCCCTGGTCGCTGTCGTCTTGGGGCTGCTGGTAGCCGTGGCCGGTGTCGTCTAGCTGGCAGCTCATCACTTCCACGCTGCCGGCAGTCCCGCGGTAGCCTTGCAGCTGCTGGCGGATCGTGTCGGCCAGGCTGTCTGCCTGGGTGCGTGTGGTGCTGCTGCAAACGATTTCTAGCGTGCAGTCCTCAATGCCAGCGGCCCCGCTGATCGTGTGGCTGTGGTTGGTAAATAGCTCGCTATAGGTGGCGGCTGGCAGGCTGTCGCTTTGCGCTAGTACATCGGGGCGCAGGCGTGTGCCTATCACATCCGTTACTGCGGATTTAGTTAACAGGTATGTTCTAATATTGCTGCCGGTGGTTGCCATGTTTTATTTAGTCATCTGCTTGGAGATTGCCTTGGGTAATGCCTGCCTGGCTTTTGCTGTTATCTTTGCTCTGATTGTGGAGCTGGCCCCCTTGGCTGCCTGGTTAAAATAGTTCTGCGCTTTCGCCCCTTCGCTCGACATAACAGACCAGGCCACCAGGTTAGCATGGGGAGCCTTGCTTAAATCGTATCCTACCGTCACCCCGATGATTCCCTTGGCTGCTGCGCTCTTACCGCCGCGCCATTGGCTAGAGGGCTTCTTTTTTATGCTTTTCTTTAGCGTTCCTGTGCGTTTGGGGGTCACCTTGCGAACCGCAGAAGCCAGGGCCGTGGCTCCCGCGTTTACTGCTTGCCGTAGCACTTTACGCTGCAAGCTGCCTGTGAGGGCGGCAAACTGTTTCGTCATTTCGGGGAGGCCTAAAAACTCGACCCCCTGCTTTGCATGGATACCACTGCCGACACTCATTAACTATCCTCCGTGCAATGTAGCCAAAGCTGCTGCTGCCGCTCATCGCGCCGCTGTACCTTTTCAATGTTTAGCGTGCGGCTAGTGTCGCCATCTTCATAGGTAACGCACATTTCACTATTTGGGAAAGTCCCTTGCTGCGGGTAGCGGATAATCACCAGGCTGCTGGTGGTGGCTTCTATCTGGGATCCGCCAAAGGTTTCTGCCGCGGACACATCCAACACCCGCGCTGAGCACTCGCGCACGCTTTGCCAGCTATCGGTTAGCTGCCCAGCCGCGTCTGCGGTTTGGGTGCTCTGCTCGATATTGACTCGCTGCCTTAGTTGGCCTGCCCGTACCACGTGAAGCTATCTCCTAATATGTAAGGGGCCAGCAGCGCATCAGCGCCCTGGGGTATCTCGGTAGCCATTACGCCGGTTATGGTTTGTTCTCGGTTGTTGAAATAATGGCCAATCAGTAGCAGCATTGCCTGCTTAATGGCCTGGGGTACTGCGCCGGCTGCCCCGTAGCCACAAACGAAACGTACCGCGGCCGCTTCCTGCTGCACTCTGGCAGCTGGCCAGGTTTTGCTATAGGCGGGGCGGATCGTGCCAGGCTCCCTGGCGGTGGATACGTCGTAGTCATCACTAGAGAAGGTCTGACTGGCTCCGGCTGTGTCGGTGTAGGTAATACTGGTAACGCTTTGCAGGCTTCCATAGGGCAGGGCCAGCGTCTGCTGCCCTGCTGGCAGGGAGTCTAGCTTTACGTCGTAGGTTGCGGTCACTAATTGCCTGTGCGTATGCGCCTGCACTTTGGCCCGCGTTACTTCAATTAGGCTGCTGATATAGTCGTCATAGTAGGAATCGTCTAGTGCCAGGTGCCGCCGCACTTCGCTAACTTGCAGCGGCTCAGCCGTGGGGGCTGTCACTTCAGCGATTCCGTAACCGGTGGCGGTGTGGCTCATTTACTCGCCTTTTTGGGTGTGCGTTTTTTTGGTTTGGTGCGCGTCGCGCGCAGTGGCGGTTGCAGGGTGGCCGTTTCCGGCTCACTTACTGCTTCCGCCAAGCTGCGCTCTATATACCGCGCCGCTGTAGCTGCATCGACTTCTACAACTTCCCCGGCTTCTTGATAGAAACCATTGCCGACAAAACTACAAAGGAGTTTAACTTTCACCATGCTTATGCCTGGGTAAGTTTCTTAATGGGATCAGTACCGGCATCGATGACGCCAGAATCCGATCTTTTGAACGCTACGAAGCCCGTCTGATCGTTATCACGATAACGCTCTTCCAGCTTATAAAGCCGAACTGAGCCAGCATCACGGATGATAAACTTGGCCATTGCGCCAAAGAGAACCGTAATTTCACCAGTGGCAACGCTCGACGCCATGTTCTGGTTAATCGTAATCGGATGACCTAACAAGCGATCCGGCTCGCCAGCGCTCATACCCTCTTGCCACAAGTATTGGTCATTCCCATCCTTGAGCTTACGCAAGGCCAGCAAGACGTTATCGTGCATCATCCAGCCGCAGCTGCTTTGGCCTCGGTAGGCTGGGTCTACGCTATGGACCAGCTCGAAAAGCTCGTCTGCTGCGATTGCCGTAGCGCTTGCAGCGGTAACGCCCGCACCTGCACCAGTCACGATTCCGCCCGGTTGGCTTGACGCGGTGCCTGTGGTGAAATAGCCCGCTTCACAGCGGCCCAGGCGCTCGCCTAACATCGCGCCAACTTCGCTGGCCAGGTTAAAAGCACTATCCTGCATCAGCTCACTAGAAACCAAGACGCTATCGCTTGAAAACTTGTAAGCTGAAAACGTCTTGCTGCCAAAGGTGATGGCGGTTTCTGTGATCGCACTATTTTCCGTCAACAGGCGGCCAGTGTTACCGTGGTCTGAAACCACGGGCCATGGTAGGTCATTGCCGCTAGAAGTGCGGATAACGCGGGCCACTTTACGCGGTCCACCAAAGGCTAACAGGCTTTTTTCTAGCTCGTTGGAGAACCCTTCTGGGACCGTGTAGCCGCCTGCGGAATCCGTGCCAACGCTTTGCGCTCGGTACTCTTTACCGAATCCGCCGTGGCTCATTTGTGGGCTTTGGCTCGACAAGCGAACCTCATAACCGGCTGCCTGGGGATCAACACCGCAGCGCTGCGCGGCTTCTACGTGCTTATCTTCCAAAGAGAAACCGTTCTGGTGCCTGGCCCATGCTTGGAAGGCGAGCTGGCGGGTTTCTTCGGTGATCTCTGGCCGTCGCTCTGCCTTGCGTTCTCGCTTCTGCTGGAAAGACTGCTCATCTTTGGCAGCTTCGATCTGTGCAGCGCGGGCGGCTACGTCTGCTTTTTCTTTGGCCGCTGTCAGCTCTTGCTGGTTAGCGTCGTAAGCTGCGTTTACTTCGTCCCACTTGGCGCGGTCTTCGCTGTTCCAGTCGTCTTGACTGGCTGCCAGCTCTTTAATGTTGGCTGCTAGGGCGCTGCGTTGTTCCTGTAATTCTTTGAAGTCTGCCATTGCTGTTAACCTTCCTATGGTTGGGGCCAGCAGTGGCGCAAAATAAAACGCGGCTACCGCTGGCGATTACGAAAAGTCAGTAATCGTCCGCAGCTACCGCGCTATAGCGTTTCGCCTAGACTTTGTTTAGTTGTTCTTTTTTATTCTGGGTTATGCTCTATCGTTTTCAAGAGCAATCAACCTGGCTCTTACTTTTACGGCTGCTTGTTCTTTTTCGAACTGCTCAAA